ACGTTGCGCCCGTCATTCTTCTCAAGCCCGGTCTTTTGCACCGAGACATCGAGAGTGACTTTCGCTGAAAGCTTCGGACTAAGCTTATCCAACTCCTCCCGCGTCAGGAACAGCTCGAATGCCTCCCACGGGAGGTCGCCGTATTCGTTGGCCGGACCCCTGCGGTAGTGCTTCCAGGCAACATGCTCGCAGGTCACCTCCTGGTAGGCAACGGCATCTTCCTGATCGAGATATGGCTTGTATCTAACCCTTGCAGTGCCGCGCCCGACCAGTTCCGAATCCTTGACCGTGACCTTCATCACATGGTCGAAGTCGTAAGCGTCAACCGCGTAAGAAAGGCACCGCTCCTGGATGTCGGCAACCTGCTTGGCTACCGGATCAGGATCATTGAAGCGCCTGCGGACATCGGGGACCGGCGTGGAATTGTAGAGTGCCGGGATGATGGTTTCGATGTTGGAATGGAGGATGTTGAATTTCTTGTTGGAGGACTCGCCGTTGTGCGAGGACTGCCGATAGAGGTCCACGACCTCCTGCGCGCGCTTGCGCCAGTGCTCCTCCTCGGAGGTCGAGAGCGAGATTGCGTCCAGCCACAGCTTGACGACTTCGCCCTTGCCGCCTTCCGTCGCCTTCTTGTAGCTCTCTTGCGTGCCGGCTTCGGCTTCAATGCTCATCTAAATCTTTCGTATGACAATCGTGCCACGCGGGGCATGGACAATTAACTTGCAATTCAATCCCGGTAAGCCCGCAATGGGCCTTAACCATATTTTCTCTGCTTGGCTTTTCTTCGGAAATGGCGGTCGAAGATTTGCCGGACGGTGAGGTTGGTCTTTGCAATGATCTGCTTTCCATCCTGCGATGGTCCAACGAATGCCTGTATCTCATGGCTGGGGGGCGGGATCTCGCCCTGGACCTTGGGAATCCAAGGTCTGGACATGCAGGCGTAACGCCACTCATCGGCGGCGTGGTCCTCGCCGTCCGTATCTAAATCTTCGGGGTTGTCGGGATCGTGCTGAAGTGCAGGAATAGTTCTAATGGAAGCAGCGCAAGTGCCAAAGCAGTAAACCATAGGACGGCCAAGCTCGTCTCCGACAAGCCTTGCCCGAAGCTGATCCCAGCCGCCAAGGGCTCCCTTGCGGGAAACTCGCTTGTTGTCGGCCCGGACCCACTGCACTCTGTTCTTGGTTGCGGTTGACATTCGCTCGGCAATGGATGGCCCACCGTCATTGGCAAAGGCTGCCGGGTCTAGTGCCGAGTACGCAAATCTTTCGCTGACAGACTCGCGCTCCAAAATTCCGAGTCCGACTTGCTCTGCTGTGAGCTTTGTTCCTGTGTTTGGAGCTGAGCTTCCATACCACTCTCTATATCGAACAAGGGCACCACGAGGAATGGTCCCATTGGCGTGTTGACAATCGTCACTGGCAACAGCCCACCATCCGATTGAGAACGGCTTGGCTGATCCCCAGTCGCCGGAGCGGAAGCGGAGCCAGTCGGCCGGGACTTCAAAAGGCGCGATAACGTGCTTTTCATAAGACCAACAATCGAAGAAAGCGCCCTGAATAACATCCCAGTCTCCATGAACCCAGGCATCGACAAGTTGCGATGAGCCGGTCTGGTAGAGGTTCGCTATGTAATCGTCGCCAAGGTACTTGTTGTCCACCACCTTGGACGGGATGAACACCCGCGTCTTGGTGATCTTCTTCTTGGTGAACGGATTGATGAACTCGAACTCGCGAAAGATAGGCTTAGTAGGACGGCCGGAGAGTTCATACCGCGCCTTGACCCACTGATGCCCCGGACCACCGGGGTTGCAGGTCAGTTTCATCTGGCACGGAACGCCGTTACCAGATCGTAACGTGGCGGCCAGCTTGTTGATCGGCGCCTCGTTCGGAAAGGTGCCCGCCTCCTCGATATAGAGCCTCGAATAGCTGTGGCCCTGGTAGGCATCGGCATCCGAATCCGACTCAAGATAGCTGAACCGCAGCCTTGCCCCCTCAGGCGACCGGAAAACCTTGTCCTGCTCGTACCATTTGAATTTCAGTGGAAGCAGGATCTGTTTTGCGCGTTCGATCAGCTCCACCAATTCGGTACGCTGTCGCCGGACCATCAAGCCGATGGCGTGCTTACCGAACATCCCGGAGTGGTTGGCCCAGTCCCCGATAGAAGCATCCGACTTGCCGCCACCTCTGGCCCCGCCGAACCCAACATCGTCGGCCGGGCAGGATATGAACTTAGACTGCTGGGGCTGTGGCTCCCAGATAACGACAGGTTCAGACATGGTGGATGTCAAATAGGAGACACCACCTGGTCCCCTCGGCCCTCTCCACTCCGTGGAAGGAGGTGTCTGATCTTTGGAACCCGAAACAGGAGTTTGGTCGATACGCCATGGTGGCGACCAACTCAAAGCCACTGCGGTCTAGGTGTTGCCCCGTAGGGTCACTAAAGCCCAGCTCCCGAGGAATGTATATCGAGGTTCCGAGGGCTTCGTTTGCATTCAAATCCGGCAGATAGAAAATAACCGAAACAACCTTCTTCGGCGTGTCGGTATGCGGCCCTAATGCATAACCCCGGTCATCTCGGACCAGATAGCAATTATTTCGGTACTCACCCTTGGGGATTCCAAGCCGCTCAATGGCAAGTCTCGCGAACCGCCCAGCGCAGAGCCATCCGACGAAATCGTTCCAGAACTTGGCCTGGTCGGGCTCCATCCGGTTGTTGACCGCCCATTGATTTCCAACCGGGAAGCAGAACCGCTCCTTGTATCGCTTGAGTGCCCCACTGCCCCGAACCTCACCAATCTGCGGCATCGACTCCGGCGAAGGAAGATTCCCGACGATCTCCCAGTAGAAGTCCCTCGGGAAACAATCCTCCAGATAGAAATGCCGGTAAGGCCACTCGCGAACCTGACAGTTGCCGAATCTGTAGAGAAAGGAATTTTCCGGCACGGAGCCTCTAGGCTGAATTAGGGACGTTAGTTTTAGAAAGGCACCCGGCCCTCTCAAGTCGTACCCCATGTAATACTATTTCACGCGCCCTTACTTTACTGACCCCCAAAGCGCTACCGATTTCCCTATAGGACTTCCCATCGCGACGGAGTTCGAGAGCCAAGATCCGCCGCTCACGCCATTTTTCCAAATCTTGCAACGGAGCCTCCAGCACTAAGCAGAGATGTTAATCTTGTTAGCCCGGTGCCGCCTCTGTCTATCTCTGTCGCGTGACAATCTCTCGGCACAAACAGGACAGGACCGTTCAGAAAGTTGCCGCTCAAGTAGAACGCGATCATGCGCCATGCCAATTAGGCCGTTACAGAGCGTAAGAATATCCTTGTTGGTGGTTGACCTACGTATGCGATCGGCTAAGGCAGGAAGATTGTTCTTATCAGTCACGTGACATGTAGAGTGAGAGAAAGTACGGGTGAGTGTAATCAGCAGTCACAAGGCATCCCCGTGGGACTCCAACCTGCTGATCCCGCCCCGGCCCGGCCAGCACGCGCACGAAGCATGCTTGTTAACAACACATTAAGTGCGCATCCCCTAACCGTGGGAGTGCTGCGTGTGTACTATCAATGGGTTAGCGGCTTGTCCGCGCTATCTCCTGCCTGGTCCTGCTGCTTACGCCACTCTTCCAGGTCCGCAACTGCACTGGGCATGCGCACAACGTAGCTGGTTTGTACGTCTCCAGAGTGTTCTATAGCGGCCAGATCTGGCAATGCCTTGCGCAGTAGTATCTCTGCAGCTCTGACCTGGGTCTGACTCAACTCGACTTTCCCAACCACATGATCCCTAAGTCTGTTCATTAACATACTAGTCTGGATTCGGTCTCTAACAGACTTGTCCCAGCCGGTATGCCCTGTACCTTTGCGTGTTCTAGCGGCCATTGCTCATTAGTGCTTTTGCTAACTGTTTTGTTTTGCTGATTTTCGCGGGCAATTTCTTGCCTTTGCTCGCTTCGTTCCACTCGTCTACGTTAACGCCTTGGGCTTCCAGCTTGTCTCTATTGGCGTTGAAGTAGCGCTCCTGGGCTAGAGACTTGTATGGCATTTTATTTGGCCATCATGTCGGATAAAGTTGGTTTGATTTGGGGATAGTCGATGATGAGCTTTTCGGTCAGCCGACATTGGGCATCGTCTATCGCGCCGAGCACCTCCCAATAGGGGATTGTCCGGCCCTTCGCATATTCGTTAAGCAGCTCCAAAATCATGTCCGACATTGCTTCGCGATGTGACATTTCAAAAAAGCAATTTTATTGCTCACTATTCTATTGACTGTCTATAACAAGGTGTATTAAGAGGGGCATACCGAACAGCGGAGCGAAAAAATGACGATATACCGAGGATACGAAATTCAGCCAGCCGGTAACGAATTTGCGGTTTATGCCGAGCCCAATTCAATGATCGTATTCCGAGCTCCAACCGAGGACGCGGCCATGAATTGGATCGACAAGACCAAACGCGAGCAACGCAAAATAGCGGAAGCTGCACAACCCATCATCGTTCGATAGTCTCTCATTAAGGACAAACGCCATGAAACTCACGGTCCAGGTTTTCCAGAACTCAAAGCCGATCGGCGAATATATCGCCAATGTGCGCGACGCCAAGACCGAGCAGGAAGCTGTCGATACGTTTATTCGATGCGCCCGGATTGACTTGCGCTATCGGTTTTTGGGATCGCGCGGAATGCTTCGCCCGTCATTCCCGAACGAATACCTTGTCGCCTAATCCCCAATAACCGCTAACTCTCTCATTAACGCCAAAGGGGTCGAAAATGAAAATCCAAGGGCAAACATTCGATAACCTGCAATCCGCGTTATTCGATACGCTGGCGGCCCACAATCTGCACCCATTCATGGTGCAAAACACTCGCCATGCTTGGCAGGTATTCCATAGGGCCTGCGATGAAGGCCGGGTTAATCTAAATGGCCTTTATGCTTCCTACGATAACACCGTGAACGATAGCCATATCGAAACTGCCTTGAACAAGATTTTCAAAGCGGTTCGCGGTTAATCCCCAATTAATGAGGAATACCATGTTTAAGATCGTAGAGAAACAAAACCCGCTAGCAGTTCATGCCCTTTGTAGCACGCTCACGAGCGCCGAACGCTGGATCGCTGTCAATGCGGTTGAGTACTGCGCGAAGGGCTATTTTATGGATAAGAGCCTTACGCCAGATA